GAAGATTGTCGATTTCTCGACATCAAATGCCCTTTAAGAACAGCAAGAGGAGAATGACATGGGTGGTGGTGGATTTTTAGGATTAGGACCTGCGCCAAGTGCGCCAGCTGCTCCCGATTATGCAGCCGCAGCAAGAGAAACAGCAGCAGGAAACTTAGCCGCTGCTCAAACCGCTGCTGCTGCCAATCGAGTTAATCAAGTAACTCCTTACGGCAACTTAAATTACACGCAAACTAAAGATGCAGACGGCAACCCTGTATGGACTGCCACTACATCTCTTAGCGATGTTGGGCAAAAACTTTTAAATAACCAAAATCAATCTGCTTTAGGTTTAGGTAGTACTACAAATGCTGCATTGCAGGATGTGCAAAACACAATGGGCAAGCCATTTAACCCTAATTTGCCACAATTACAATCTAATCTTCAAACGCCTACCTACAATCAAGTTGGTCAAGGGCCACAATTTAGTCAAATGGGTAGCAACCCAGAATTACAGACTAAAGTTGGCGGCACAGGAATGGAAGGTTGGGATGCTGCAACTGCGTTAATTAATAAGCGTTTGCAACCACAAATTCAACACACTGACGAACGATTACAAGCCCAATTAGCCAATCAAGGCATTGCTCCTGGTACAGAAGCTTATAACCGTGCCATGACACAACAAGGTCAAAAAACTAATGATTTGCTTACACAAGCACAGTTACAGGGTGCAACTGTACAAAATCAAATGTTTAATCAAAATGTGGCTGCTGGTCAATTTGGTAATCAAGCTTTAAACCAAATGAACGCTAATCAACTTGCTAATCTTGGTTTTAATAATGCTACAGGCCAACAAGGATTTGCAAACCAATTAGCTGGCACACAACAAAACAACGCTGCATTGGCTCAAGGCTTTGCTAATCAAGCTACAAATGCTGGCATAACTAATGCTGCAAATCAGCAAGCTTATAACCAAGCTATGACTAATTACAATATGCCTTTAAATACATTAAGTGCATTGCGTACTGGCGCACAAGTTCAAAATCCAACATTTGTTAATGCCCCACAACAAGCTACAACTTCTGGCGCTGATATATTGGGCGCTACTCAAATGGGCTATAACGCACAAATGGGCGACTTTAATGCCAAACAAGCGGCTCAACAAAATTTCAACCAAGGTTTAATGGGTCTTGGTGGCGCTGGAATTATGGCAATGTCTGACATTCGCACTAAAGAAAACATTGAGCCAATTGGTGTCGCTAAAAATGGTTTAACTATTTACAAATATGAATACAAGCCTGAATTTAAAGATCATGAATTAGCTGGTCATGGCGTTCATTATGGATATATGGCGCAGGAAGTTGAGCAAGTGTTCCCGTATGCAGTTCGTACATTAAATGACGGCTACAAAGTTGTTAATTATGGAGTGTTAAATGGATAACAATTACTACACTAATGTAAACCCTTATATGCAGCCAATAAATCCTCAAGAACAGCAAGGGTTGATGCCTGTTTTTCAAAACATTGGATCGCAACAAACCAATCAAAACGCTGCATTGCAACAACAAAATCAATTGGTAAACCAAGCTGGGCAAACCCAACAAAAAGGTGGCATGAATCCTATGGCTATGGCCGCTATGTTGCGTAAAGATCAACCTCAAGGCGCTTCTATGATGGATAGGGGTGTTGCTTACTTAGGAACTCAAAATACTCCTGAAATGCAAGCGCAAGTTAATCAATTAGGTAGTAATACTTGGAATCCAATGAGTAATTACAACATGGGTACTAATGGCTGGGGTAATTACGGAGAATAGTTATGGAAAAAGGATATAACTTAGGTCAAGCTGGCACTTTATCTCCTGAAGATTATGCCCAGCAACAGTCATTAAATCGCCAACAACAAATGGCGCAATTGCTATTGCAACAAGGTATGCAACAGCCACAAGGACAAATGGTCAGTGGTCGTTATGTGCCTACTTCATTTTTTCAAAACTTAGTACCTTTAGCAAACCTTGCCGCTTCTCAATATATTGGGAATAAAGCTGATACAGAAGCCGCTAAATTAGCTGAAAGAATCCGTCAAGGAAAAGCTACGGCTGAAGAAAAGATTACTAATTTAACGCTTGGCACTCCTGATGTTGCTACTGAATTAGCTGGCCCTTACGCTGGCAAAGTTCCAATGCCTGTTGCAATTAAAGAAGGAACTAAACCTGATTTAGCGGCTGCTTTAAAAGCAATTAATGATCCTTATTCTTATGGTGCAGGCAAAGACTTAAAGCCTTTGATTTATAAGCAATTAATGCCTGAGCCTACGCCTGAAGAAAAACGCTACAGAGCTGCTATTGCTGATGGTAGCTTCAAAGGTGGTTTCAATGCCTTCTTGAATCAAATGAGCGAAAAAGATAAAGCTAGTATTGCTATTGATAGAGCTAGATTAGGTATTGCACAGCAAGAGTTGGCATTTAATACAGGCATGGGAATGGGTAGCGGTCAAGGCGGTGGCGGCGGCCAAGTAAATATGGGCGCTCAAGGTAACAACCAATTTGCCCCTAAAACTGTTGAGCAATATCAATATAACCCTGCATTAACTGGTAAACAAAACCAAGAACAAGCCGGTAAGTTTTATGAAAATTTACAAAAAAACACAACTAATGCTAAAGACAGTTTTGATTTAATGAAATCAGCAGGAACTCTTCTGTCATCTAACGCACCTAGTTCGGGTCTTATTTCTAATACATTAACAACCGTAGGCGAAGCACTTAATTTGCCTTTTGGCGCTAGAAAACAAGAGTCAGAAGCAGACGCACAATTAAAAATGCTTTCAGGTGCTTTAACTATGAAACAACCGCGCTTTGAAGGCCCACAAGGCGTTCTTGATGTGACTTTGTATCAAAAATTAGCTGGCGATTTAGGCAACGCAAATATACCTGTTGAATCTCGTTTAGCAACCATGAAACAAATGGTTGATTTGCAAAAGAAATATTATCCAGGTGGTGATTGGGATTCCATCCAAACTAAATTAGATTCAGCTAGTAAAGTTTCATTAGGCGCTGCTCAACCTGTGTATGCAACCAATCCGCAAACTGGGGCAAGAATTATGTCTAACGATGGTGGCAAAACTTGGAATTCAGCGAGATAAATTATGGCGCTTCCTGAAGGGTTCATATTAGAACAGCAAACAAGCCTACCTAAAGGTTTTGTTTTAGACACGGATAATACCCCAAACAGGGGTACACCTATTTATAGCGATGTGCCTACGGTAGCTGGCGCAAAACCTAATATTGTAGGTTACGAACAAGCTTCTGTTGCTAAGCCCGTAACAATGATGGATAAAGTTAAGGCTTTGTATGAAGTGCCTACAGCAATTGCTTATGGCGCAGTTAAAGAGCCTTTATCAATGGCTTATGGTCTTGGAGCAAGTGCCGTAGAAGGTGCAATACAAGGCAAAATGCCTACCGCTGAATCTAGGGATGCGTACTATAGACAAGCAAAACAATTTGCACCATATCAACCATCATCCTCTGCTTCAATAAATGCTTTGGAATCTATTGGTGGTGCATTGCAAGAAGCAAGAATACCCCCATATGTAGGTAATATTGGAATGATCCCAAGCTTTGCCCAAAAAGCGCAAAATGTAAGACCTGTCGTACAAGAATCAGTAATCCCAGCGGCTAATAAAATGGCTGGTGCATTGCGTAATGAGGGACAAATGATTCAAGAGGCAGTACAACCTATTACTAATCGTGTTTCACAAACAATTGAACCTGCTGTTGCTAAAGTGGCTAATGCCCTGCGTAGAGAGCCGACAATGGCTGGCGTAGGCGCTGCTGAAGTTCCTGAAGCTGTTACTAGAGTGCAAATGGCAAACCAGTTAAGAGTGCCTGTAAAACTAAGTAAAGGTATGGCAGAGCGTGATTTAGCTACGCAACAATTTGAAGCTGAAACTGCCAAGTTATACCCTGAAACCATTGGAAAGCCATTAATTATCAATAAAGCGCAAGCTAATGATGATATTTTGAAAAACTTTGATGCTTATGTAGATGCTACAGGCAAAGAAACTTTTGGATTGCGTGAAACAGGTAAAGTTGTAGATAAAGCATTGGTTCAACAAGCCAATAAAGCTAAAACTGACATTAACGCAGCTTACAAAACAGCTAGAGAATCTGGCGAAATGCAACAGCCTGTAGATTACACAGGAATTACTCAGTACATTGAAAAGCAAACTCCTACTGTAAGAGCTAAATTAGCTCCAATTCTTGATGCTGTAGATGAACAAATCAAGTTAAATGATGTTAAAAAAACAGGCAAAATTTCAATTAATCAGCTTGAAGATGTTTACCAGTTTATTAATAAAAATTACGATCCTAGCGATGCTGTAGGCATGATGCACGCTGGCGAAATGAAAAAGTTAATTAATGCGGCTACTCAAGATAAAGGTGGCGAACTCTATCAAAAAGCTAGAAGTTTACGCACCCAGTACAGCAGACAGTTTGAAGATATTGGCGCTATTGATAAGTTATTGCGTACCAAAAAAGGAACTACAGACAGAGCCGTAGCTTTTGAAGATGTGTTCAAACATTCAATTTTAGATGGTTCAAAAGATGATGTAGCTTCTATTGGTTTAGCCCTTAAAAAGGGCGGTACTGATGGTCAGCAAGCATGGAAAGAACTACAAGGCCAAACCATTCAACATATTAAAGACAAAGTTACATCGTCTATTGATGTGGATTCTTTTGGCAATCCCGTAGTTTCTCCTGCTAAATTTAAATCTGCTATTAAAGAGTTAGACCAAGATGGCAAATTAGATTACATCTTTGGCAAAAAAGGCGCTGAAGAAGTTAGAAATTTATACGAAACTACTTTGAATGTAAATGCTCCACTAAAAGGAGCGGTCAATTATTCAAATACATCTAGCGCATTAATGAAAGCATTAGATGGTATTTCCATGTTCCCAGTAGCAAAAGTAATTGGTGTAAAACAAGGAATTCAAAAAATTAAAGAATCAGGAATGAAAAAACAAGTTGAAGAATCTGTTAATTATCAGCCTGAAAACATGGCCGATGCTTTACGAAAAGGAAATAAATAATGCCACGCTCAAGCGGAACTTACACCCTACCAGCAGGTAATCCCGTTGTTACTGGTACTACCATTACATCTACTTGGGCTAATACTACCTTTAGCGATGTAGCCACAGCCTTAACTGGTTCTGTTGCTACTGACGGTACATCGCCTATGACAGGCATTTTGCAAATGAGCAACAACAAGATTACAGGCGTTGCCGATGGTACAGCCGCTACAGATGTGGCTACAGTTAATCAGATTTCTAATCCTACAATTACTGGCGGTACTATTGATGGCGCACCTATTGGTGCTGCTAACCCTAAGAATGGTGCTTTTTTAGCTTTATCTGCTGTTACTGCTGCTTTTTCAGGCGTATCTACAGCCCCTACAGTAACTCCAGCATCAGACAATTCTACTAAAATTGCTACCACAGCATTTGTGCAATCTGCTATTAGCGCAGTATCTTCAGGCGTTACTAGCTTTAATACTCGCTCTGGAGCAGTTACTTTAATTTCTGCTGATGTCACTACTGCATTAGGGTATACCCCATATAACTCAGGTGGCGCTACTGTTATTACTACAAGCAACATTAGCACTTATGCTCCTACATTAAGCGGTACAGGTGCTGTTGGTACATGGGGCATTTCTATTAGCGGTAATGCTGCAACCTCAACCAGCCTTTCTGGCGGCTCTGTAAGCGCTACAACAGTTACGGCATCAGGTGCAGTTACTTCAAATAGCGGTGGATTTGCTGCTTTAAATGCTTCTGCCGTTCAGCTTAATAGCGCCAATACTTCTATATCGCACAATGGCAGTACATTTTCTTTTGCTCAAAGCGGTACAGTTATTGCTGGTTTATCGCCAAGTCAATTTGTACCTTCACCAGATAACACCCTTACACTAGGTTCTGCTGGTTTGCGTTGGACTACTGTATACGCTACTACAGGCACTATTAATACTTCTGACCGCAACGATAAACAACAAGTAGCAGACTTAACAGCAGCAGAAAAAGCAGTAGGTCAAGCCCTAAAAGGGATGATGAAAACCTTTAAATTTAACGAAGCCGTATTAGTTAAAGGCCCTAATGCTCGTATTCACTTTGGCGTAATTGCTCAAGATGTAAAAGCCGCTTTTGAAGCTCAAGGTCTTAATGCTGAAGATTATGGTGTATTTTGCTCTGATATATTGCCAAATGGTGATGTTCGTCTTGGTGTTCGTTACGAAGAACTATTTGCTTTAATCATTGGCTCTTTATAAACTTTTAAGGCTTGAATATGTCTTTTGAAATTGACCCAGTACGATACGGACAACTTTGGGAAAAAGTTGATACTTTAACTCAAAAAGTAGATAAGCTAGAAGAAGGCATGGAAGAATTGCTTGCTTTGGCTAATAAAGGCAGGGGCGGTTTTTGGGTTGGAATGATGGTCGTATCAGGCATTAGCTCAATAGTAGGTTTTATCGCACATTGGCTGACGAATAAATGATTCTAGAAACCATTATTGGTGCTTTAGTCCCTGTAGGCATTGATGGAATTAAAAGCCTTATTGGAATGATTACGGGTGGTGTTAAACCTATTTCTGTTGATGAGCAAATTAAACTAGACACAAACGAAATAAACAAACTACAAGCCATTGCACAATTAGATAACCCCTATACTTTCTTAGCTGGAATTGCTCAAAATTATGAGCAGTTGCTCTTCTTTAGAGCAGCCGGCGGCCTGGGTTCATCAATGTTTTCAGTTGCGGCAAGTTCA